ATCTGCCCTCGGGTGAAGGATCAAACACAACCTCTGAATCCATCTCTCCACCTTTCCAATGGAAGTTACCCTTTACTACAGGGCTAGGATACATCATGTCGTTATATTCTTTCTGTTCGTATATCTTACCTAGATTAAACAGACTGCTTTCTACTGAGTCACGGAATGCCTCCTGTGTAGAGAACGGGAACTGACGAGTAACCTCGTTCAATTCGTTTGCATCATTCTTGAGTGCCTTTCTCTCGTTGTTGAGGTAAGTCCTTGCACCATAGTCGATTAGCTCACCGTCGGAAGTTTCAGCAACTGTTTCAGGGTCTTCAACAATGGGGTTTCCGAACTTGTCGAAGAATCCTTCAAGCGCTTCGTAAGCGGGGATGAATATACGGTAGAGCATAGACCGTGTACGGCCATTTGCATTTCTTTGCGTTGGGTCTGAATCATTCCAAAGGTCTTTATATTGAGAACCACCTTTAGCCATAGGGTTTACCGTAGAGCCTACTAAAGCAGTACCTACAATCTTACGACCTACAATTAAACAGGTTCTGTTAATACGCCATGCCTCACGTATGTCAGCGGGCTTCTCCCACTTCCCTGCCTCGTCAAGAAACAGGTAGTATAGACGCTCACCATCATATGCGTTGTTCACTGTGTTCTTCCAATTGATTATGGTGTTCAGTGCTTCGCCGACTTGAGCTGTCTTATTATTCTTAGTAATCTTTTTCGCAGGCTCACGGAAAGCAAGCTCAACACGAGGGTTAGTAGAACCATCTTGAATAGGTTTAAAGAAGAACGGAAAGTGTCTGTACATAGATACCACCTTTTTCATAAAGACGTTATCACGTGCATCAGAACCCGTCTTAGACATAATGCCTAGAACCTTGTCCTTTACAAGAGTGCCTTCAGCTAACAGAGTAGCTACCGCCATGTTTGTATATCCTGAACGTCTACACTTGGTAAACAACTGACCTACACAACGTGGGTCGACCTTACAGGCTTCTGCGTGAATAAATAGTTTGCGTTGAAATGCGAGGTAGTCCCCGTAGAATGAACCATCAATCTTCACCCATTGAAGCATGAAGTAATGTGTTCCTGTTATATAAGTTTTTTGACCATCAATGTAAAGCCAAACCCCTTCAGACCTACGCTTAAACTCTTGCTCGATATATGAACGATAGGTTTTGCGAAAGTTACTTGGCTGCTCCGCCCACTCATCCATAGAACGTATCCCTTTGAGCGCTTCGGGCAAGGCCTGACGTTTCCAATACTGCTCACCCCTATCATCAGAGGAAAACAATGTCTCATCCTCAGAGGATTCAATAGGAAGCTGTATAAGCAAACCCTCCAATTCGATGACTTCACCCATCGTATCGTTAGGGCATATGTTGATAACATATTCCTCATATCCTTCTATCTTCTTTAGACCTGCCATACTTAGTGTACAACGTACAAAGGTACGTTTAATATATTAATTAAATGTTTTAACAAAATTACTTCTTACTGAAGCGTTCCGCAAATCCACCACCAAAGTCTTTTTCTTCGTCGATAGTGCCCGTCTCTCTTGCGTTCTTTATCATTTGCTCTATATCCTGCCTAACCACTAACAGCTCCTTAGCGTCCATTGCTGTCTGCTTTATTGATGCTAGTTCAGCCTTACGAGCAGAGCCCGTAACCTCTTGGTCAACGGGCTTCTCTATTTCTTCTATCATATTGCTGATTGCTTTCTCGGTAGCCCTTAGTAGGTTTTCCGCTGCAGTCAACGTAAAGTTTTCGTTAGACATATGCTGCAAATATATAAGCAGGCTTCATGCGGAATACTTGAGAACCATCGGGTAGAGTTATTCTGTAGTCGGCGTTCTTACCGTACATTACAACATCTCCAACCTCTAGTCCTAACTCCTCTGTACCTGCGCTAGGGTATAACACGGCTGCCTCTTGTTTAGCCTCAACTAGCTCAGTCCCTAAGAACAAGCCACCCTCGCTAACAACGTCAACCTCTTTATCTTCTGTTGCCTCTAAGATAACCCAATCACCTAATACGGTAACAGAGTCATCCTCATGTATAACCATGTAAGCCTGACCGTTAATCTCGGTTGGATGCCAAGCCACTAAGTAGTGGTCTTCTCCAATGCCGTACTTCTCAGGCTGTTGGTTCACGTGGTGATGGAAGACTAAAGTGTCCCCAACCTTAACTGACTCGGGTAAATCAGCTTTAGCGGGGAGCGCTTTAATCGTACCATAAGATACACGCCCCTTGAAGTCATCCCAACGGGTGTCTTTAATAAGTTCAATCCCTGCTACCTCAACGGTATCTCCGAACAACTTAGGGACGTGCACTATGAAATCGTATAATGGTCTCATTATCCTAGGTCTATATCATATTCAACAATAACAGGCATATTCTCAATAGCCTTCCATAGGATTACTCCATCTTCGTTCTCTACATATATAAGGTATCTAGAGCGTCCGTAAAGTTGCTCTGCGCGACCATCTATTGCAATAGCATGAATACTCCCACCACCATATACTGATTGTCCTACTACAAAGGCGAACCCATTCTTTGGGTCACGGCCTGATATGATTTTTCTAATTGGCTGCTCCATCGTCCTCTGTGTTTTTGTTGATGAATTTCATCCAATCCTCTGAAGTCCAATCCTCCGTATCACGTAGGTCGGTAGGTAGTGACGGTGAGTCCATCTGTTGGTAGTACTGTACAGCGATAGAAAGAACCTCGTCGAGCTCCTCTTCGTCTGCTACTACATAGTCTAATACTGTCTTTAGTTTTGCTTCGCTATCTTCTCCTTCATTGTAGATACCACCGATGAAACAGGAGACCCATTGGTTTTCGAGCTCGTACTTTTGTACAAGGGCTTTGATGCCCTCTAGCTTCTCAGCTACCTCTTCGAAAAACTCTTGCGGAGCTTCTTGATAATTACTCATTATTTCTGTATATTTAATTTATATTGGGCTTATACCCATACTACAAATATACAAAATTAAATGCCGAAGAGCAAGCTACATAAGAAGAAGCTAAACCGAGCGTTCCTACCGCTACAGGATAAATACGTCAGTCGAAACTATCTGAAGTATTACAACCTGTCTATTAGGGATATGGTGAAGTACACAGACTTAACAAGAGCCGAGTTGGAGTTCTTGATGTTTGCTTATGACCTAGAGTTCTTTGAGATTACTTGGATAGCAGAAGCGTACGGACAGAGTCGCAAGAAACTATACGAGCGTATTATTCTTCCTTTGAAGAAGAAAGGCTACCTTCAGGAATATCTCGGTGTAGGCAAGAATGGTGAAGATGTTGACGTACATTTCAACATAAGGCGTAATGCTCAGAAACTGTCTGTAAGTCATAAAGGTCGCCATAATGTTCAGCGTACCTATCGTAAGATAGAGGGAGAAGAGGAGATTAGGTACTAAGAGAAATACTTGTTGAACTTCTTCATGGCCCACTCTCTCTGACTTCGCGTTCGGTAGTTTGCCACTTTCTTTAAGTCCCTTGCTAGTTCCCTCCTTGGTGGTGGTATGAATAGAATATACTCTAAGCAGAACAGACAAAACCGTAGTTTTGATGCGAAGACGTGCTGCTTTAAGAGTGCGTATTGAGCTCTTAAGCCATTTCCAATGAGAAACCGTGCTTTCATACCCGAGTAATAATATAATTACAAAGGTAGCGATTATTTTATTTAGCTTGTAAACCATTTTTGTAACATTAATACAGGGTAAGCAGGGTAATAAGTGATAGCCATCACAGCTAGTCTCCATCCTGCCGACTTATTGTCAAACACTTTAGCGTCTTTCGCCTCTTCCTTCGTAAGGTTGAAGTTTTCAATCTCTTCTTCCGTTAGTTCTCGGAAGCAATCTCTTGCTATTGTTCGTGCTGTATACATGTATAGAGCGGCTGCTCCAAATGGTAATGCTAGTATCGTATATATCATACTCTAATATACAGAAAAACCCCTGCTCTCACAAGGGTTCTTCGTAGATACTTATCACCTC